ATCTTCTAAAGTTGATATGTTAAATCTAATTATATAAGGTTCTTCAATATTTTTTTCAGTACATTCTTCAGCATCAACCCAAGTATGTTTTAATATTAATGTATATCTTTCCATAAGTTAATAACCCTTTTAATCCTCATCTTCATCATCGTCATCATATACAGGATAATCAACTAACCAATGAACTCCTATATTATCTTCATTGTATTCTAAGAAATTCATACCACCTCTACCCTCTGGTAAATCTTCATATTCTTCTGAATAGCTTAATGGAAATCTTAAAAAATCCTTATAAAATCCTGTATGTACAATGGTCTTTTCTTCTCCTGCATGATATTGTATAATTTTATATTCATATGACTTATCTGTTAATAAATCTGGACAATTTTCTTCTACCCATTCTCTTGGTGCTGAAATACAATAATTCATAGACATATCTAAATTACCACATACAACAACAAGTTTATTTTCTTTTACCCATTCTTCATTGCATAAGATCTGGTTTAAATCATTTCGTAACCAAGATTCAAATGGTTCGCCAATAGGATAATCTCTACCAGCAAACCAATTATTTAATTCAAAATATACTACTTTTTCTTCAATTCCATCTTGCAATAATTCCATCTTACATTTAATACCCTTTCTTAAAATACATCTTCCTCTAATTCTTCTTCAAAAGTTTTTCTTAAATCTTCTACACCTTCCCCATTAACTGCATTATCATCCTCTGGGATATAAATAAATGTACCAGTATTAAGATTTATGTTATATTTCAAATCTTTCATATTAACTGAATCCCTAGACTTAACAAGGTGCATAGTCATTATTCCATCCTTCTGTTCAAAGAATAAAACAATAGTACTATCTTGCGCAATTCTATCTGACTGAGCTACATGCTCTAACCCAACACCATTTTCTGTTGAATTTCTATTCTGCTGAGATACAGATACTATTGGAATCTTTTTTAGCATCTGTAAATTCTTAAGATCTTTTGATATATTTGCAGCTTTTTCAAAAGGTGCTCTAGCATGTCTATCATCTTCAAGTAATGAATGTTGATCTATAAATAATATATCTAAATTATCTCTTTCAATAAAAGCTCTAAGAGAATTCACACCTGCTGGTCCATCTATCATATTAGGAGTTAAAACCTTTAAGCATCCTGTATATCTATTTGGCAGATCATCTAAATACTTCTTATATACGTTCTGTACACTTCTGTCACCTTTAATAATTGCACTGTTAGAAATATTTGAAATTAAAGTATCTACTCTATACCCAACTTTTCTTTCACTCATCTCACCTGAGTATAAACCAACTCTTAATCCCTGTTCTACTGCTGCTACTGCACATTTAAATAATACCCAAGATTTTCCTTGATTAGATCTAGCAACTATAGTTGCTAATTCTTCCTCTCTATCCCAACCACCTATGATGTCATCTAATTCTTTAAAACCTGTTCGTACATAATATTTATCAAAATTATCACACCGCTCTAAATAAGCTTCATATCTATCTGTATTTCTTAATATATCGACTGAATCTATATGCCTTGCTTTCAACATAGTTTCAGTTGAATTCAAATAGATATCCATGGCTTTGTCTAAGTTATTAGACATAAGATTATCTTTAATCTCATTGAATATAGAAGCCAAAGACCTTGTATTCTTATCTTCATATAATTTATCAATGAGATATGACGGAGATTCATTAACTTCAATTAAATCAAAGTTTGGAAACTTAGATAAAAATGATGTCTCATCAGGTATATTGCCATAAGTTTTTAAATGATTAATAATATACTCATACTCATTAGTATAATCTGAGAAGAACTCTTTATTGATGTTATTAACTAACAAAAGAGAACTATCTTTAGTTTTGAGTATATAATTAAGAACTTGCAGCTGAATCAATATATATCAACTCCTCTCTTATCTTTACCCTTAAATTCAATAATAGTGGTTGAATTAATTCTACTTGCTAGTCTATCACCTATTACTGCAGATAAATTATGAGGTGTTATATTACTTGTGAATATATTAGACTTATTGTTAAACATCCTATTATCAATTAAACTTAATAGATGTTCATGTTCAAACTCAGTTACTAATTTAGTTGCTATATCGTCCCATACAACTATATCAGCATTTAATACATTTTCATTTATATAATCAATATATCCACTTTTTTTCGTAATATTAGATTTTAATTCTATCAAGAACTTAGGTACGTTAACGAATAAAGCTTTACATGATAGTTCAGACTCAGGCCATATACTGAGTATATATGCTTTTAATAACTTTATAGCCCAACTTGTTTTACCATTTCCAGGTATATTAGAACACAAATATAAATTATTACCCTGTCTTACCCAAGATCTTATTTTATCCTGTATCTTACTTAATTGCTCATACTCTAACTTGTCTGTACCATCTTGGTCTAATATTAATCGTATTCCTTTTTTATGATTATCAGATAACAATGATTTGTTCAATAGAAAATCTATCTTAAAAAATCTAATACACATATCATTTTCATTTACATAATTACACTCTTTTAACTTACAGTTATCTGATAAATAACAATTCTTCTTTATATATTCCATATCTATATTATACACTATACCACTTAATATGTAATCATATTTCCATTATCGTCTGTGAAAAACTCACCATTATTACGTTCTTCTGTAACTGGAGTTTGTCTAATTGGATGTTTAGGATCGAAAGATCTTGATGGATGTTTCTGATTCAAATATTGTTCAAACTTATTACCGAATAATGTATAAGGTCTTAAATACTTTTCAAACTCAGTACCTACCCATTCATTAACTTTTGTATCAATTACCACTTTAAAGTCATCAACAGTAAATTCATTATTCAGTTTTGCTCTAATTAGTTTATTAGTGCTTTCTGTATTATACCTATATCTACAATTAGCTCTAGTATTTAAATAATCAATTATCTCTTTAATCTCACCTTTATATTTTTCTGTACTCTGTTTACTATTATTAGTATTAGGTTTATCTACATTTTCATTGACTGATCTATTAGATAAATTACTATTAGTATTACTATCTACAATCCAAATTTTTCTAGACTCTATTTCTTTAGTGTTTGACTTATAAATAAGTTCTACTTTTATATAACCGTATTTTTCTAAAGAAGAAATCCATCTAGAAATTGTTATCTTTGAAACATCATATAAGTCTGCAAAATATTGATTTGAAGCCCAGCAATAACCTTTTTCATTACATAAAGCAGTTATCTCTCCATATAATAATTTTGAGTTCGCACATAAATTACTATCGTACCTAACGCTAGCGGGGACGACAGCATAATAACTTTTTTTAATGTCCATCTAAAAACCTCCTTGAGCTATTCTTATATATTGTATATATGATTTATAGATTTGTAAATACACTATATATACTATTAATATGTATTATTATAATATATTATTATCTTTAACAAAAATGTTAATACCCTATATACAATAATGTTAATAGGGTATTAACAAAAATGTTACTATTCCGTATAGTTCATGTATTCAATTCTTCTTACATCTCTAATAGGTGGATTATAAGAAGGAAAGTAATTGCCATGATTTTTTCTTCTATGCCCCTTGTTTTTAGTTTTAGATGAACATAAAGAACAAGAACAATGTATCTTATTCTTAGAATACTGATGGAGATTATCATACCACCCCCATTTTTCAGGATTCATAGGATCAGTCCAATAAACTTCTTTAGCTAATTTTCTTTTTCTAATAGCTTTCTTAAAATCATTGTGTCTTCTTTCTGCTCTTGTTCTAGACATAATACACCCTCCTATTTTAATACTAATAATTATTTTTAATATTATCTATCGCAACTGTAACATCAGGAATATCATAAGCTTCCTCGATTGCTTTATAGTTGGTATCATTTATCTTTTGTATGCAATCTTCACACAAAGGATATATCCAACCAGAAGTAATATATTTAGCAGGTTTACCGCACATACCACATATATATTTAGATAGTTCAGTATATTTTTTAATTATATTAGTTGTATCTTCTCCGTAGTTATTAAAATATAGTCTTAACTCACCAAATTTTTCTTTTACTTGAGATACTGTGAAAGAGTCTATACAATCATCATTATGTAAAGATTCTAATAGATCAAAAATTAAATTTTTACCAAAAGCCTTTTTCCAACCAGGATCTAATTCTTCATACACATCATTATATAGTATATTAAGACACTTTAAAGTATCATTCACTCCTACTTCATACCCAGAATTATATGAAGCCAGTCCTTCAAAAGATTTACGTGCAGCTGTTTTAAATGTCATATCTTTGTCCATATTAAAACTCCTCTACTCTTTAGTATATACTACGTACTATATCATTTACTTTTTGTTTACTTACATAATGTTTACAATCAGCAGTGCAATCACAATGTCCGTATTCTCCATAATATTCACAAGTTGGAACTCTAGCACTCATATCTTGATATTCATGGTACCAATAGCAATCTTGTCTAGTACATTTTTCTTGAATAACATACTTATCATCCATATTATTTTACTCCTTCCTTATGTTTTGCTCTATGACAAAAACCATCAGCATCAACTTTTGGATAATGAGTGGCTGATAAATCCCATCCATCAGCAGTACAAATATAGTCATCTTTAAAGAATTCACATTCTTTACACTTTATAATATCATTTTTCATAAGTTGTGAATAATGTACGATCTCATCCTTAGATGTTCCAAAATAACCACCAGTATTTTTAATGATTATACAATCGTTACGAATTTCATCAATAAGGCCGTGAACAAATACGATATCGCCTATTCTCATATTTTCTTCTTCCATACTTTCCTCCTCCTCTTTAGGTACACCAGCGCCACAATAATAGGTAGCATCTGTTATATATTCTAAATGTTGACCACACCAATAACCCCCATAGAAGCTATCCCATCCCTGATTATTTTTACAATTTTTACATTTAACTACCTCAGTAACATTAACACCTGGTGCACAAGGGGTGGCTACTTTATATCTTCCATCAAGTAAATAATCTTCTTTACTGTCCATATCAAATAATCTCATATTTCATCATCCTCTCTATCAGGTTCTTTTTCTGCACTATCAACAAGTGCTTGACAAAACCACCTTGCTGCGTTTTGCAGAATCAGTTCTTCACTTAACTTTATATATCTATTGTGTGGTGCAGTTGGGTCTTTCTCTTTTTCGTCAATGTACTCGTCTGCAAAACTATCGTACACTCTCATACTTCATCATCCTTTTTACTCATTTAAACGTCAACTTCACATTCTGTATCATATACTTTTGTAATATACATAAACATTAACTTACCGGTCTCTTCGTATTCAAATCCTGCTGTAAATTGAAAATTATTTGCTGTAATAATCTTAAGATTATTTCCATTTTTATATTCGCATAACTCTTTGCAATACTTCCATGCCTCACTTTTAGCTTCACTAAATCTTCCATACACATCATACAATGAATAATTGTTACTTGCCTTATACATTTTATAGGCTTTAAATTCTTTTGTTTTCATTTTATTTACCTCCCTTCCTATTTTTATTATATATTATTATTCATATGATGTAAACCGGTTTTATCCTTTTATATCATCAATTTCATCTTTATATCCTGTAATTCTCACTCCACATTGAGGACAAAATTTACTCCCAGCCCAAAGCATAGGATTATTTCCAAGACCATTGGCTGATACTCCAATATAATTAGCTACAAATCCACATTCTGAGCATCTCCATGCAGGAAGATTCCAATCCATTCCATTAGGATCAAGAATCCACTCTCCTGTATGTTCTGACAGAGCTTCTATAGCCATGTTGTATGCTTCGATTTCTCTCGCTTTTGTCTCTGAAATTATATTACTTGATACTACTGGTCTAATTAATAATAACTTTGCTTCTTCTCTTGTTATCGTCATTATACACCACTCCTCATATCTACACCGCAATTTGGACAAAAGTTTGTTTTTATATGTACAATCCATCCACTGTCTCTTATTACGCATAATTCTAAAGCTTGAGTTTTATGCCTACAAAATTCTCTTACTGTCATTATACAAACCTCTATAAATTATTTTCTTCAGCAAAAATTTTTAATTCATTAGATAATTCTTTTACATGCCGTCCACACAATTTAATTGTTCTAAATCCCATTTGAATAGTAATTATAGGCTGATGTTCTTCCTTATCTAAATCAGCATCACATCTAATATTAGGATTTGAATAATTAATTGCTTCCGTCATACATAGATCACAACAATCTGTTTTTGTCATATTAAGAAGAAATTTAGTTTTATTTAACTCTTCTTTAGTATTATATAATTCATGTTTATATTTTTTTAATAACATAACTTTATAGACAACCTCCACAGCATCCCCAAGGAACATTGGAATTAAAGACTTCATCTATTTCAGCTGCATATTTTCTATACTGTTCTGGAATATTATTTATATCTATTTGCCATTCGTAGTGCTTTTGCATTTTCCTGTGTTTCGTTGGTTATTAACCCAACGTGTGATGGGTAGAACCTTAACTTTATTATTTGTATCGCTTCTTCCCTTGTCATTCTGTATCACCGCCTTTGGTCAGAGTGAGAAACGCATTAAGCCAATAGACTACTTCTTCAACCCATTCGCAGTCTGGGCACTCTCTTACCAATGTTTCTGCGTATGTCATAGGTGTACTTCCGCTTGGAAAATCAATGCTCACAATTTCCACTTTTCTTTTATTTGTATCTATCATTCTGTATCACCGCCTTTAACTAACGTCTCAATCTTCTCACACTTATCAACTATCTGTTTTAGGTCATAGTCCATACTGTCAATTAAGAATATGTCGGGTACATCGTCCATAATTTCTTTAATGTTGTCCTCGTACCGTTCATTTGCATTAAGGAGTGCTAACTTATCTTTTTCAAGTCCGCTTTCCTCATATCTCCTTTTCAACTTGGTACACCACTCATTTTTTAATCCAAGTGTTGGTACTATTGCTATGCAGTATTCGTCACACCCTTTTAACATTTCTCGGACTTCCTTATGGCTTGATGTAAAGACCACATACCCTTGTTTTGATAACCATATCGCCATCTGACAATATGGCAGTTCCCAATTAGGCGGTCTGCGTCCAAAAAGTTTCAACGCACTGCTTTCAAAGTCAATATATTTTGGATTGTCCTTGCAGATTGTAGACTTGCCTATGCCTTGGTATCCAATAACGATCATTCTGTATCACCTGCCTTGTAATATTCCTCATAGTGAATACAAGCGATTCCTATGTCCTTTTCTACTTCATAT